GTGGTGGTGCGTATGACATCTCAGACGGGTGAAAATAATATTGTTCTTCTTGTTGTTTATTATCTTCATTCTTCTCCTGTTCTTCGATACTCGGGTTATATTCAATTGGATTTCCTATATCGGTTTCCATTTTCTAATATAACTCTTGTTTTTTTTAAGCGTCTTCTTCCTCACTTTCACTTTCATCATCTACGATAAAATCTTTGAGGTTACCATTATCATCAGCATCCTCATCCTCATCCTCATCCTCATCTGACACACATTCATCGTCTGTATCAATTTCGGTTTCTGAGTCACTGTCTGAATCATATTCATCCGCTGCGTAATCATCATCAAGAACTGTTTCAATGGGTTGATAAAGAACTGACTTCTTTATCGTTCTTCCGGAGCGTCTAACAGTACAATTGACCATTTGTATATAGAGCGTATTATTGTTTAAGTATTTTTAACACATCTGGGGTTAATATATGGACTCTAGACTTGTTTCGTTTACATAACGGGCACTTTTGACTTATTTGATTCTTTTTTATTATATAGGACATGTTCATGTCCTTATGCTCACCATTGATCGTCTCACAGAAGTTTGATGTCGTGAGTATCACATTCATCTTTACACTCACGACCTGGGTATTCTCCTGACCTTTTACCCACTTCTGTATGTATGCCTCCACCTTCTCTTTCGCAGCATTGTGATTGAGTTTAGGTTTCTCTACAAATTTTTTGATTTCTGGACATTTTTTGATATCCTCCTTTTTTGGGTACAATTTATCAGTGATTGAAGGTGGGAGTTGATATTTTCGCCCATAGAAATCTTTACAGAAACCATCCCTTCTACCGTGAAGTGTTTCACAGCGACAAAAACATTTCTGTGCGATCACCTTCCCACTGACGAAAAACCAGATATGATTAGATCCATGATCCCTTTTTAGATTTTCACAATACTTAGAGGTCGTCGAAACCAAATATGTATCGTTGTGCCTGAATATTTTTGTAATCATGGACTGTCCCTGACCCTCCATATTCTTTCTAACAAATACTTCTATCATAGACTTCAATTCTTCATTTTGAATTTCATCTTTGGTCTGTGCTAATGAGAACGAACCTTCATCTTTTATCTTGACTGAAGGGTTATCAATCACAGTATTTTGGGGTTCATTTGTTCTGACTGCAGACATTTTCAAAATATCAACATCTGGATTCTGACCGATATTTGTCAACATACTCAGGGGTCCCGTTTTGTATACGAATAGTGGTAGATAGGCGAGCTGTTCAATCTTCCGTTTGAATTTACACCCTGCACAACCCTGTCCCCCACATGCATCATGTTTAACTAACTTGAGTGACCATGGCATACGAAATCCACTACCCTTCGCCTGTCTAGAAACACTCCCATATACAGCGGCATCGATGATATCATTCCAGTTATAGGAACCCTTCGCTTTCGTGAGAGAAATCAAAAGGTGTTCCCTGAGTGCGATAGCCGAAGCCTGATCTACTATGAGACCCGGCCAGTTTAGATGTACACCCGTTTTAATTTTCGTACCACTGGTTTTTGGTGGTGCGACAGATATGAGACACTCTTTACCACCATGTCTTTTGACCTTGTCACATATGACCTTACAAATATCTTTGATTTCTTCAATCGTGAGTGATTCAGATCCCTTGTAATCTAAATCCACGAAAAAGTTATAATTCTCACTCTTTTGCTCGACGATAAATAACTTTTCACCATGATTCACGGCTTCTATGTATTTATCATAGAACACATTCAATTTATCAAATGGCACGGAAAGGACACCACCGTCCATGAGCACATGTGATAGATTGGTTGCATTATTAAATTTTTGAGTCGCACACCAACTCTTGAACATACTTTGTTATTGTTCTTCTTCTCTAAACCATGACATACATGATACATCTCTATACTGTTTACCCTTCATGAGATCACTTTTAAACTCTAAAAGTTTACATATGGTCATATCACCGTTATCAATGACCCATTGGTCGATCTCTTCTTCACAGAAGCCCCTATTCTTTTCGAGTAGTTGGCGAATTTCAGAGAGGATATAAACCTTGGACTTCATTATTTAATAGAAAATGTTTTTCTATTCAAAGAACTCATACACGTATAGAATTCTGGATTCTTTATCACATTATCTATGATCAATGACCATCGTTTTCGTGTGTTAAATTCTTCGAGGGTATCATAACTCATGAAATCATTTTCATCGTATGTCTTTTTAATAGGTTGTCGTAAAGACTTTTTAACATTTGTTTTGTGTTTTTCTTCATAAAATTTCTTTATCTGTCCCTGTTGTTCTGAACGACCACAGTTTACGAAAAAAATGAAAACATTGTATTCGAGGTCAACTGTGGGACTCTCTTTATGTATAAACTTAAACTCAGTATACTGTCCACTCTTTAGTGAAACAACACCACGAGTCTCTTCTTCTAGTTCCCTTAAGGCACACCTAATCGGGTTTAAAATTTCTCTTCGCCTGCATCCTCCTGTGACAAATATCCAATCCTTGAATCTTGTATCTCGTACCGTGAGAAACCTTGGTTTCCCATCGGCAAAACTAACGGGTATTGCTATAGCTTTGTATTTTTTCATTGCGCATTCGCAAGTTATAATAAGTCTATATGTTTATTCGGTCACTTTTTCCTCTACAATATCATCCTCAGCTTCCTTAGTAATTAACTTGAGATGCTCGACTTGTTGTGTATCGAGTTTCTTAGAAACATACTCGGAAAAGTCTTTCATGTGCTCAACTTCCTGCTTCGTCTTGTTCACCTCCCTGAAGAGAAAGAGAAGGCCGGCTACACATACCATGGTGGCAACTAACATCATGGTGTCACGATTAATAGGGATCATTATAAAATATACACTCTTTATCTTTTTAAGTAATTACACCCATCTGAGTCTGTTGGGGACATGTGGGGCAATCGTACGGGCTATGTGCGAATTGAACGGCTTCGTAATGCGTGGGCTGACAACACTTATCAGTCGATGGGGAAGGGTGCCCAACGAACTTTTCGAGTGTCCTGGATTTAGGATCGTACGTCAATACAAAAACGATGGCGAGGAGGAAAATGATCTCCCAATACATTGTTATTAATTAGTTAGAATATAAAAGACCGGCCATACCATTCTCGATACGGAGAACGTTGTAGTTTACGCCGTAAATATCGGAGGTGACATTTTGCTTATCACACACGATACGGGCGGAATCAAGGCGGGAAAAGTTGAGAGAGCCAGTAGGCTGGAGCTTACCACAATCGAGGGAGAATGGGTAGAAGAACAGAGTCTTGGCAAGAGCAGGGGTAGAGGCGTTGGTTGTGTGGTAGTACAGGGGTACGGTGGTGTAGTTGGGGTCAGCAAACTTGAAGTCGGTGACATCGGTACCGTTAATCTGGAGCTTGAGCTTGTTATCGTCGTTGAGGATATCGAGAGCAGAAGCCTTAGCCGAGGCCAGGTACTTGATGGGGTGGTTGAAGTTGAGTTCCTGCATCTTGGAACCGGAAGAGATCGCCTTTTGAACCTGGGTGATGAGAAGGTTCATGGGCTGACTAGCGAACAGCTCACGCTCCTGGGTATCGAGGTACGCATAGTTCGCGTAGACATCCCATGTAGAAGCAGCGGCCTCGGCACCCCAAGTGATGCGAAGCTCCACATCATGATATTGGAGGGCGATGAGAGGAAGGGCAGTCTGCCAGTTCTCACAGAAAGCGAAACGGAGAGGGTAGAAACGCTCCGCGGTGGCACCACCGTACAGGTTACCATTGACCGACTTGGAAGAGGAGGTCGCGGAGAGAGTGGGGGCGATGAGACGGGAATAAGTGACATCCTGTTCATCAATAACTTGACCTCCGATCAGGAGTTCAACCTTGGAAATTACGGTAGTCCAGTCAGTGATAGTATTACTCTTGAGACCGGTGTTGGGAGCGAGGTAGACATAGTTGAGCATGTCACCCTTGCGCTCGAAGCGGACGGTGGACATACCATTGTTGGAGACGTTGCCTTGGATGACCTGACGCTCGACAGTTTGGGAAAAGTTTGTGTGACGCTTGTAGGTGGACCTGAAGAAAGACACCTCGGGCTGACCGACGAGGTGTACATCCTGGGCTCCGACGGCTACGAGTTGGGCAATACCACCAGACATTTTATAATATAGTGAGACTTTATTTTTAAGCTTGGACGATTCTTAGAAGGTTAGATACGAGAGAAGTCCTACGGACTTCGATCGGGA